TAGGTGGTGTCGCCGATGAGGTCGAACATCCAGATGCGGTCGGGTGCGTCCTTTGCGCCTGCGAGCTTATAGACTTCGCCGGTCGCGGGATTCCGAGCGTAAAGCCTCCGGTCGGTGTGGTTGATGCACACTTCGCCCAGAGCAAGGTCGGTCGTGGCGGGAATTTTCCCGGCGACTGCGCTTTTCTTCGGAATGATTTTCGGGTTGGCCATCTTATGGAAGAGGGTTGCCGCCGGGGGATGGAACCCCGGCGGGCTTGGGTGGTGGGTTTAGTAAACTCCTCCGTCGATTTCTGTTTCGAGGGCGGTGATCCGATTGCCCAAGCTGGTATCAGCCGAGCCGCGAGTGGATGCCTCTGCGGAAATCGCTGCGGAGCGGGCGCTGACTTCTGCGGCGAGGTCGCTTTCGAGGGTGTTGATATCCCCTTCAGCGGCGGTCACCCGCGAGGCCAAGGCGCTGGCTCCGGTCTCGATGTCCGAAATGTCCTGCGCGAGGGCCGCTTCGGCGGCTTGGGCGCGGGAAACTTCTGCGGCAAGGGCGCTGGAGGCGCTGGAGGCGAGAGAGGTGATCGCTCCGTTTAAGCTGGAATCCGCTGCTTGGAAGGCGCTTACAACCTCCGAGAGGCTATCAAGGGCGGCTCCATCCACATTGGAAAGCACATTGTCGATGCGAGTGCCGAGGGCTTGCTCGGCGGCGGTCGCACGGGAGACCTCGGAGGCGAGGTTTGTGGTGAGAGTGCCTTCAGCGGCAGTCGCCCGCGAAACTTCACCGGCCAGATTGGTGGTCAAGGTCGCGTCCGCTGCGGAACGCAGGGCGGCTTCTGCGGCCACGGCGGCATCGGCGTAAGTCTTTTTCGCAAAGACATGTTCGCCGCCGATGGCAAGCGGGCCGTCTGCTGTTCCCACGAACAGGGACTTGTTTTGTGTGTCGATGGCGAGTTCTCCGACAGAAAGACTTACAGGAGAACCGCTTCCGCGTTTGATTTTCAGTATTGGATTGGGCATTGGATTTGGTTTGTTTGTGGTTTGGTATCAGTCAAAACTGACGGTTTGGTTTGGTGTTCATGGGGAAAGTCAGAATTCTCCGCAGTCGATGGTTTCGAGCATGAGGTGGTAGTCGGTGATGGCATCGTCCCAGAGCCATTGCAGGCGGGTGTCGAGGGCGTGGTAGATGCGTGCGGCTTTTCCAGCGACCGGGAAGTCGGCCCGTGAGGGATAGATGACGAGCGCCTTGGTGTCGTCCGGCAGGATGATCTGGAACGAGGAAAGGTCCAGTTGCTGGGTGATGACGCTTTCGGTGATGGTCGTCATGCGTAAGGGGCGGTCTCCCGGTTGGTCCACGCGACATTGGTCGCTTGGGCGGTGGCAGTGACGGCTCCGGCGGCGGAGAGCGCGGAGCGGGTGATGATCCACTTGGCCACGGCGGCAGCGGAGCCGGTGGCGGGGATGTCGGAATTGAGCAGCAGGCCGTAGTAGGAAAAGGTGCCTGCGGTGTTGAGGGCAAAGGCGTGGATGAAATTATCCGGATCGCGCTGGGTGGTGGGCGAGTAGAGACCGAGGGCAACGACGACGATTTTCGCACCATTCGGGATCGCGGAGGTGAAAGTGATCGTGCCGCTGCCTTGATTGACGAGGTAGTCGGTGGTGGGTTCCTGCACGACGCCGTTGATCGAGACGATGACATGGTTCGGGTCGCTCGATTTGAGGCCGGAAACCGAGAAAGTGCGGAGAACCCCGTTGCCGGTCAGCGTGGTTTTCGCCGAGGAGAGGAGCGCGGACTGCTGGAGAGTGAGGTTGAGAGTCTGGTTCGGAGCGGTGCCGGTGATTGTGGCCGCAGCGGTCGGGCCAGCGGTGACCGTGCCGATGGACAGAGTGTTTGCTGGGCCGGCGTTTCCGGTGTCGCCTTTTAATCCTTGGATACCCTGCACGCCTTGGATGCCTTGGGGGATGGTGAAATTGAGAACGCGGTTCTCCGGGGTGCCGGTGGCGGCAACGCTGGCATTGGTGCCTGCGGCTCCGGTGGTGGTGGTGCCGACATTGACCGTTCCCGCTGGGCCTTGGGGGAGACCGAAATTCAGAACCGCCGTGTCGTTTGTGCCGGTGTTGGTGACGGTGGGAGTCGCTCCTGTGGGGAGGTTCGTGACCGATCCCACGGTGACAAGGAGCGAGGGGTAGCTGACTCCCCCACCCGATCCCCCAGCCTTGGCCTGCGCCTCGATGCCATCGCCTCCATTGCGGGACGAGACGAGTTTCGAGGACATCCACGCTGGCTTGATGCGACCTTTGCGCTCGGTGGAGTCCCGGCGCATGGCGGGGTTTTTGCCGAGGATGTCGGTCTCCTTCGCGAGGAGCGCGGCCTTCGTGGCATCGCCGGTCAGCGGGACCGCGAGCTTGGCCGCGAGGCTGGCCGTGAGGAGATCGATGAAGAGGGAGTCGAAGAGGGTGACCTCGGTGACTTTGCGGACATACTCCAGCGTGATGGCCGTGCCGAGCCAGACATCCCAGTCAGTCGTCCAACTGGATGTCACGCCTGGTTGCTTGGTCGTGCCGGTAACCATACAGCGGTAGACCGCCGTGGCGCTGGTCACGACATTGCCGACTTCGTAGGCGCGACCTGCAACCCAATCGGGAGCGCCGGAATCGGAGTTGGAGAGGACAAAGTTTCCGGAAACCTCCCAAGCTGCATCGCCGGTCGAGTAATCTTGGTCGTTCACCCGGAAGACTCGCAGGCAGTCGGACGGGATCGTGTAGCGGTAAGCCCACTTGTATTCCGGGCGCGGCAGGGTCTCAACCACCGTGGTGGATTTCATCGCCCAAGTCCATGATCCGGCGAGGAGGAGCGCATCGCGCACCTGTGGGTAGAGGGACTTGGCGAGGAGCATCGCCTGCGAGGAGGGTCCGAACTGCTCGGCAGTGCCAACGCGCAGGATCGCTTGGCGGCAGAGTTCGTCCTCGGTGAGCGTGGAGGATGGGCGGTCCTTGGCGGTCGCGAGGATGAGCGACTTGACGACCGGGCGCTGCATGTTGGCCGAGAAAACCTCGGCCATTTGAGAGAAAAGCTCTTTCGAGCCGGTGAGCGGCATCGCGAGGTTCGCGGCCAGCTTCGCGGAAAGGATTTCGACAAAGACCGCAGGGAACTTCGCTGCGTCGGTGACAGAGGCGATGTATTCGATCTGGGCGGGAGCGGCGAGATCGGTGTGGATGAATCCATCCACGATCTCCCATTTCGAGAAATTCTCATCCTCATCGATCCCGTTGAGGCGGATCAGTCGCAGGAAGTCGGAGGGAACGGCGAACCGGCGGGTGTAGCCAAAGGCTGGAGAAGTGGCGTCAGCGGTCAGCGAGGCGAGCTTCCGGCAGAACTGCCAATCGAACTCCGTTTGGAGTTCCTCCAAAGTCTGTGCGTAGAACAGACTGCAATACTGCGCCTGCGCGGTCGCGTCCGTGAGCGCGGTGATACGGGAATCACCGAGTCGGGCGAGGGCGAGGTTGCAGATTTGGATGTCTGTCATTGAGGCGCGGTCAGATCACAGAATTAAAAAAGGGTGGCAGACATTGCCCGGTCTGCCAGCGGGGTGCGGGAATTAGGCTTCGTCGCAGGCGATCTCGACGACCTTCTTCTCTTCCATGCGGACGGCGGCAAGGCTGGCCACAGAGCGGATTTGGAGCGAGTGCGAGAGGTCCGTGCGGACATCCATGTATGTCTTGAGTCCACGCTCGGCGAGGATGACTCCGGACTTCACATAGGCGAAGCAGGAGCGAACCGTCGAGGTGAGGCCGAGGAGTTGGGTGCGGCGGAATTTGAAACCCATGAAGGTGTTCAAGTTTCCGTCCACCAAGGCGCGAACCGTGTTGTAGTCGGCGCTGGTCACTTCAGTCGTGCGGAGCAGGTCTTGAAGCTGGCGAGCCGAAACAACCATGATGCGCTCCTCCTCCTCGTCCACATCGGCTGCGTCGAGGATGAATTTGGCGCGGCGGAGTTTGGCGATGGTAAGGCCGGAGTTGGCGGCTGTGCCGCTTTCCACGAAGTTAACTGCGACCTTCTGGCCAGCAGGCAATGCGGTTGCGGTTGTGCCGGTCGCGCCGGTAAAAGCTGTGCCGCCGAGAGCGCCGATGATGATCGAGTCGCAGGTGCGGCCATAGGCTTGTGCATGGGACTGGATGATCGGGCTGGTCGGAAGGACGACCTCGCCGAGCAGTTGCTCGTCCCATTCGTCAACGAGTTTCGCGCAGTCGTATTGCTGCGGGCGAATCCAACGCTTGGCCATCACTTGATCGCTGATCCGGGTGTCGCGGG